GGGTCGTAATTGCTCACGTTTGGACTGTCTGAGATGGCGAATGTTGAACTAGCAACGTCAGGAGATACCGTTGACCTCGTTGACGGTCAGGATCACAGACGGCGTAGCCGGCCTGGTCGGAGTCGATAGCGTGCCTTCGTAGGCAATCGACACGGCGGTGTTTGGCGTGGACCAAATGATCTGCGCGTACTGGCCGGCGTTCATGGTCACGAAAAAGTTCCATGCTGCAACCAGCAACCCGTCACCACCACCATGCTTTCTTGGCAGCGTGATCTGTGTATTGCTGTTTGCGACATTGGTTCCGTTCAATGCGAGCCACACGCTTACGTTGTGCTCCGATGAGTTGTCTGTGTTCTTGAACTGGGCGCTAAATTGGATGTTGTAGACCGAGTCGCGTGTCACTGTGATTCGGCTGTTGCTCACAACCGAAACTCCATGCGAGAAGTCGGTTGTGTCGTATTCCATTGGCGTAGCAGTGTTTGCAAGCGCAGTCTGGTTTGACACGTCAAAAAACCCACCCGTATGCGGAGCTCTAGCGAAGATCAGTTCGCTGCCGTCGGGATCTTTCAAGCCAGCGAAATCGCCTGTGGTTGAGTTGTAAAGCCAAGGACCACCGGGCGTCTTCATAAAGTATGGCATTCAATCCTCTCAAACTTCCAGCGCCGATGGGCTGGTGTATCCGCTGAACATGTTCATCACGTCGGTCAATGCGTTCTGTTGCCCAGTCGGAGCCTGCGCCATGTTCTTGACGGTCTGCGACGACTGCTGCAACGCAGCCGCCTGCTCCTTGGCCGCCATCGCTTGGTTGCGGGCGGTGCGAATTGCTGCGACTTCCTTGTCGGCGATGATGAGCGACGGGTCAACGCCGAGCATGTCGGCGTAGATGTCGGCCCACTGGTCGCTGTCGAACTTGTCGAGGATGTCCGGCTTCATCGTGGCGATCTGGCCGAGGTTGCCGACGAAGCGGTCAACCGAGTTCGTGCCGATGGCACGCTGCGCCTGGGCGAGCATGCTGACGAACTCGACGTTCAGGTCCATGCCCTGCAACTCCTCGGGCGCTGGCGGGATGATGCCGCCCTGCAACATGCGCGTGAACGTAATGTCCACGAGCGGGTCGAGCAGTTCGTTGTGCAGGCGCTCAAGCACGGGCCCGAGCATCAGCAACTTCTCCTCGTGGCGCTCGGCGACCTCGGTGGCCGTCATGCGGGTGTTCGGCTGGCCCGCCAGCATCAGGAACATATCGGCATAGAACGCACCACGAACACGCTCGCGGCAGTCTTGGATGTCGTTCAGCAGGTACTGGAGGTTGAGGTTGACCTCAAACGCGGTCTTGATGCCGGCTGACGCGCCGTCAACGAACGAGATGCCGCCGGGCAGCGTCTCGACGTCGCGGTTCTTCATCGACACGGGCACCTGGAGCGGCGGCTTGGTCTGGTAGTCGATGGCCTGCGCCTTGCGCAACTGCTCGTGCTGTAGCTGCTTGATGTCGCCAAGCGATTCCATGCCGGGGCTGTTGCCGTAGATGTCGCCGCCGGCGGTGGCCCAGCGCGGAACGAGCGCGGGGAATTGTTCAAACCCGCTCTCGCGCAGGAACACGCCGTCCTCGCCGCCGACTTCGAAGTACCACGAGCCCCACGCCATGTTCTTGTTGTCGCGCTTCTTGTGGTCGCGGTCGGATCGCGGTTCGATAGCGTGGATGACCGGAATCCACTGGTCTAGCGTGCCTCGATCCCACATGTTGCGCACGGTGGTTGAGCAGTTCTTGTAGCCGAACTCCTTGACCATCGCGGCGACCGTCATCTCGAACTCGCGGTACAGCGTGTCAACGCGGCCCTGCGCGTCGGTAGCGATGCAAAACTCGCCAGTCGTGACGGGGTAGTGGTGGATGACGTTCTTGAAGTCGGGCAGCACGATGCTCGTGGCAGTGCCGAACGCACCGAGCTCTTCGTACATCGTGTGCAGGGCGCGGTAGGTGTTCGACTTCTGAAACACCAACTGCATGCGGCGCGTCACGTCATCGAGCCACAACTTGACGGGCTGGTAGGAGTTCAGTTCCGGGTCGGCGGTTGCCAGCCTGAACCACTGCCGTGCCGGGCTGGTCGCGCCAGCCATCATGCCGGCTCCGAGCGTGCGCAGTGCGCGGGTGCCCGTGTTGTCGTAGATGTTGTTGTGCCGGCGCCAGCCCTTGTCGCGGTCCTGGCGGAAGTAGCGCCCGTTGCGCGGGAGCAGGTAGGTCGTGATCTCCTGCCAGTGAGACAGCCACGACGCCCGCTCAGACTTGAGCTGCCCCCATCGCGTGAACAACTTGTCGCGTGTCGGTGCGCTGGGGTATGACTGTGCGTCGCTGGTGTATTCGCTCATCGTGCGCCTGGTGCGTTAGGTGTGCGTTGCGGTTGGATGGCCCGTGGTAGGAAGCCGCCCGGTGCGCGTGGATACAGCAAATCGTTCAATGCCTGCCGCTGGTTCTCAAGTGACGATTGCGCAGCGCCCATCAATCGTCCGATGCCCATAAGACCACCGCCCGGGGAACCCATAATTCCTCCGCCCGGTGCGCCCATCAAACGCAGTCCAGATAGTGAGTTTCCGTACTTGGCATAGTCTGCAAAGTACGCATTGCGATCTTCTGCGCTGAGCTTGACAAGATCCTCGGTCTTCATCGGCGAAAACAACGGACGCTGTTCTGTTTGCGGTTTCCCACCAAAGAATCCACCACTACCACCGCTTGGCTGCTTGGGAATAGTCAGCCACGGACGGGCTGCATCTGCCGTCCCTTGGTCGCTGGCTGGTGGTCTGATGTTGCCGAACGCAGCCATGTCAGCCTCCGAGGAGTGAACTGCGACCGAGCGCCAGATCCTGCGGGTTGACGCCAGTCGGCCCGGTCAGCATGGTGCTGGTTGGTCCGCCGCCTGCGCCCTCTGCTGCGCCCGCCATGATGCTGCCCATGTCAGGCTGCCGGCGGTTGGCTGCTGCCATCGCCTGCGCACTGCGGCGCTGCTGCGAAGCGGCCTGCGCTGCGGCCTGTTGTTGAGCCTGGCGCTGTTCGCCGAGCGCCTGCTTCTGAGCCTTGTCGGCACGTTCGCCGGCATACATCGAATAACCCAAACCGCCAGCTGCTGCTGCTGCTCCTGCGACAGCCGCGCCAGTCGCTGCTGCTGCTGCTGCCGAAGCACCGAGAGCCGTACCGATTGCCGTGAATAAAGCCATGTCAAATCTCCTTGGAATGCATCCGCTCGGTCAGAGTGTAACCCATGATGCCGAGGATTCTTGCGGCAGGTGTCTCATCTCGCCCATTCATCACGAGATCGCTCATCGCCACGTACTTGAGTCCTCGGCGCTTGGCCTCATTCTCGAACGCCTGCATGAGCCTGATGCCAGCCATGCCACGATGCGCAGGGTCAACCCACCACGCGAGCTCCACAGCAGTCTGCATGTGCGGAGCAAACCAGAGCGGGCCGATCAAACCAAGGATTACACCAATGATTTTGGTTTCATCTACAGCCACGAATGACATACCACAGTCAATGACCGCGCTTATACCGTTTGCTAGTTGCTCGTCGGTCAAATGGTCGTTGAGAGCCCGGTACTCGCTGTACTGGATGAACGATCTGCCCATCGTCAGCAGTGCCGGAACGTCATCGCGTGTCGCTGGTCGGATCATTGCATGCCCTCGTATGGGTCGTAGTCGCCTGGTCGAGTGTCGATGCGGTCGCGCACCTCGCGTGGGAGCTGCTTTCCGACGGGGAACGCGAACGTCAGAGCCAGCGCGTCGGCGATGTCCGGGCTGGCCCCGCCCTGTAGCCGGCGCTTGATCTCGTCTTTGGACTCGAGCACCCGTCTGCCGTTGCTGTCGTACGAGTACGTTGGGGTGGCGAGTTCGGCCTTCAGGAACGGGTCGTTGGGGATCGAGCCGCCCTGCTCGAGCCATTCACGCATCGTCCACCACATCTCGGTGCGCTTGTTGACGAACAAGCCGGGGTTGTTGGCCTTGCCGCCGAAGTTGATCTCGACGATCCCGTAGCCCAACTGGCGCAGCCGGTCGATCACGCCCGCCCCGCCACCCACGTCGATGAACACGCCGTCCGGGTCGCGCTCCTCAATGACGTTGGCGACACGGCCAGCCAGGCCCATGTTGTCGATCCCACGGTAGACCTGCGGCTCAAACACGACGAGCCCTTGGCGCAGCACGATCACGCTGCGGTCATCGCCGAACCGGGCAGGGTCAACACCGACGACCAGCGGGGAGTCAATGATGTCGCCGTCTGAGTATTGGCGCCGTGCTGCCGCCTCGGCGTCGGACAGGGTAATGAGCTGGTCGTCGCCGGCGGCGCTGAAGTCACACAGGTACTCACGAGCGAACGCCGTTTCGGGCATGTCGCGGCGCAGGCGCTTGACCTCGTCACGGTCGATGGCGTCAGTATCATCGACGGTATAGAGGGCAGACCACCAGTCCTCAAGGCCGTTGGAGCGGTAGAACAACTCGCTGAACAGGTTGATGCCAGACGGCGTGCCAATGAACATCGCCCAGCCCTTGCGGTCGGACAGGGCAGGCTGAACGATGTCGGTCCAGACCTCGGGCTTGATCTGGGCGACCTCGTCAATCACGCAGCCGTCTAGACGGACGCCTCGCAGGGCGTCGGGGTTGTCGCCGCCGAACAGGCGGATGGTCGCGCCGTTGTGTTTGAAAACGACGGCGAGATCCACCTCGTTGATGTCGATGGCCCCGGTCGTGCGCATCGGGCGAAGTTTGTCCTTGAGCCGAGCCCATGCGATGGCCTTGGCCTGGCGAAGGAACGGAGCGATGTACACGAAGAACCCGAGCGGCTGCTTGCATTTCAGAGCCTTGTCCAGAAGCTCCATGATGGCGAGTTCAGTCTTGCCGGCACGGCGGTGCAGGGCGAGCACGGTGAACCTCTTGCGCTTCAGGTGACATTCCCGCTGCCACTGGCGCGGGTTGTAGTCAAGACTTATCGGCACTTGGCACGCCCGTGATGACGGTCAGGGTGATTTCGCCAGCGTGGTCCAGATTGACGCGGTCGCCATACACCTTGGGCAACACCTTTGACAGCAACCACTTGCGCGTATCAACCATGAGGCGCTGGTGAGCTACGGCGCCAGAGTCGTACCGACCGTCCGGGGTAAGCGGGGGGGTCATGTCTGACAGGGTGACGATCTCCTCAGCCCAACGGTGCGCTTGTGCAATTCTCGCGTGCGCGTACTTCGCGGCGAATCCGTTCAGGTCATTCAACTGCCAGTCCCTGACGGTTGCCTCGCCTGGCATGCCGGTGGTCTTACAAATGGCGTTGAGCGATTCGCCATTGGACAGGCGCAGACAGATCTCGTCGGCCAATTCCTGTGTGTAAACCGTTTGCCCACCGCGCTTTCTGGGCGTTTCGCCTACCGGGCGCGGCGCTTGGCTGCCTTCGCCTTGTCCGCCCGCACGAATTTCTTTGCGACGGACATAGGGACGCCGGCCTTCTTTGCGAACGACCGGGAGTGCGCTGCCGCCTGCATCAGTCGCTTCTGTGCGGGTGATTTGCTTGGCATCAGGTTTCATTCTTGTATGAAAGGTGGATTTCCAGTCCAACGGATTCGGCGATGGCGATTGCGCTGGCGAGGTTGCATCCCTTGCGCCTGATCTTGGGGGCGTCAGAAAGCAAGCACCGCACGTTGTGTGCCGCCATGCGGTCCTCGGCGTCCATGCGAACAGCCAGCGCGTTGGTGATTTGTCCGGTCTGTGCCATGTGCTCGCGCACGGCGGCCTTCCAGTCATCGAAGCTTCGTACGATCATGGCGTAATTATATCAACCTGTGGTGCTGTTTATGCCGAAATCTTGGATAGTCGCAGCCCAGACTAGTCGCGGTGTGCCCGGCCCCATCCACCGTGCCTCGATCTCGTCGGTGACGAAACACCTAGCTTCAACCTGGGTCATGCCCTGATCGTCGCGTAGGCGGGCTGCGATCATGTCCGCGCTGTAGACGACCACCGGCGGCCCTGCCTCGCCGGCTCGAGGGTAGTGCACGCCGAGGATGCAGTCATCGAGGCCGGCCAGCAGCACCTGCTTCGACGACTTGCGCTTGCGTGCCATGACCGGGATTGTACGGGCCGGTCAGCCGTGCCCTCCACACGGCTGCGATGTTCCGAACGCTCTTGTCGGCGAGATCGTTGCGCACGACTGTCGCTGGTGACGGACCGCCGTCGAGGTACTCGGCTAGCCATCGTCGGTACATGGCCTCGGCCTCGCCATCAGCGAGGCCGTTGGTTCGCAGTTTGGCGAGCGTGAGCTCGCGCTCCTGCTCGACCTTGGCGGTCATCACGGCGATCCCGTCGGCGATGACCTCGTCCTCGGTGACGGCCCTCTGCTGCCCGTCCTCCCCCTTGACATACCAATCCCCCGCCCCCGCCCGTTCGACCCGCGTACGCCAGGCTGGCTCGCGCATCAGCAGACGTCGCATCGCGTCTCGAGGAAGGGGGGTAGGGGGGGTTTTGATTCTCTTTGACTCTGATTCTGATTCTGACTCTGAATGGCATTGCGTGGGCAATGCTCGCGCATTGCTCGCGCATTGCGTCGGCATTGCGTGCGCAGTGCGTGCGCATGGTTCTGGGCGCTTGTGACGGGCTGCCGCAGCACGCTTGGCGTTGTTGCTAACTGCTTCTGCCTTCTCGACTTGCGTGCTACGGACGCTCTCCAACTTGGCGTTTCGGAGCCGACCGTCCTCGTCACTGCGCTTGAACTTGTCTCTAATTATCAGCCAGTCACCTTCCTGCATCTGCATTGCGCCCGCAATGCGTGCGCATTGCTCCATGCAGTCCGGAACGCTGCCGTTGTCCCACTGGAACACCAGCAGGCTGATGTAGATCCCGCGCTGCGCAGCCGACATGTGGCCGACCGACGCTGCCCATTCCTTCGTATAGAGGGGAAACCAATGCATGATTCTGCCTTCCGTCCGCCATGTAGCGGACAAATGAAATCCTGAGGAGACAGCGGGGAGCGAGTGCGAGCTGACCCGCTGCCCCCCAGGTTGGGTTGTTGAGCGTTTGCACTCGCTCTGGGGTCACAGTCTAGCGTGTCATTTCATCGGATGTTGGAGCAAATGCACTACACATTTGCACATCTGTAGCGCAATGGGACACAACGCCTGAGCGTCTGTCCCCGGCGGCAGGTTCGTTACCCCAATGTTCCGGCGCTGCGGCGTACCTCGCGGCCTTCAGGCAGCACCCATGTCGGCAGTCGAATCCGACGTCACCGCGCCCCTATCCTACCCGCATGCGTCACTGCAACCTGCCGTACCACATCTATGTCAATGTGAACAATGTCGCGCTCGGTCCAGAGATGCCAGCCGGCACAACTCGCGGCATCCTGCACGGCATCTATTGCCGGCCCGGGCAAGCGATCATGGGCCACGTCCTGCTCGAGAGCGGAGCGCACTGGTCTGGGATGCTGTGGCATCTGATGAGCACCGGGTACACGTTTATGGAGCAGCCGCTGACGTTGCAGCCGTGGGGCGCGATGGGCGAGGACATCGAGGCTTGGCACTGTCACTACTTAGAGGGACTAGTTTGCTCGTCAGTTCGTGGACCTGCATTGCACGGTCGTCACACGGGGATCATCATCGACTGGCGCGACGGGTTCAGCAGATACCCAGACGAGCACAAGCCGCTCAACATGGTGCACCTGAACGGCGGCCAGTTCGCGCTGCTGCCGAACAACTACCTGATGTTCAACGACAAGCACCTTGTGCGCCCGGCGGCGCGTCCCACCGTCAGCAACTACCGGCGCAACTCCGAGGTCATTTGGGGTCCGTGAGCCGGTACCCCAGTTTCCAGAGCAGGCGGCTCAAATCGTTGGCGGTCGAGGCAACGGCGTCCTCGTCGAGCTCCGGCCTGGCGGCGTGCAGCGCCTCGTGGATGATCGTGTCGAGCATTTCCTGCTCTGACTGCCCGCGTCGAATGCGGATGATCCGCGTGTCGGCGCTGTCGCCGTGCTCGACCTCACCAAAGTTGGTGAGGTGATTCACGAACCTGAACACCCAGTACCGTTGGCCCAGGCGCACGCGCATGGTGGATCACTTGAATCCGCGCTTCATCGCCTTGTACGCGCTGGGGCTGACGGTGCTCTTTGACTTGGGTCGGCTGGTGCCGGCTGCCCGTCGTGCGTTGATGTTTGCGTACAGGCCGCGCTTTGCTGCTTTCTTTGCCATGTTCAACCTCGTGAGGTCTTGCCGCTGCACTTCCACTTTGCACGCGAGAGCCGCAGCGGGCTGTTCGGATCTCGTGCCGCCTTGGGGTGCGCCTTCATCTGCGCGAATGAGCGTGCGCAGTATGCGTCACCCTTGGCGGTTCCGGGCTTGATGCGGTCGCCGCCGCCCTTGGCCTTGCCGGCCTGACCGTAGCTCACAGTTCGGGTGCGTCCTGTTTCCGGGTTGCGGAC